TCTCTAACCACCCTGGGGGGGGTTGACCGGTGGGTCAACGGGAGGATCTCGATGAGCTCCGATCCCAGCTCCGTGAGGCGATGTCTGAGGCTCCGGCCGGCGTGAAAGCGCAGGTCGCAGGGCAGTTGCGGGCGGTCATCAAGGACTTGGCCGCTCTCGGGCCGCCCGTCGTGGAGGTGTCGGTTGCCGACCAGCTCGCTGCTCGACGCAAGACTCGGCGTTCAAAAGCCGACGATCCAGTACCTGCCCCCCGACGTGGTCAGTCTCGCCGCCGCGGAGGAAACAATCGAGCTGGCTAACGCCTATGGGGTGTGCGACGGCCATCCGTTGGCGGAGTCGCAGGAGATCACGCTGCGGGGTGCGCTCGGGGAGCGAGCCGACGGGTCTTGGGCTGCCTCTCGGGTGGCGGACTTCGGGCCGCGGCAGGGGACCGGGAAGAACGACAAGATCGCCGCCCGGGAACTGGCTGGGCTGTTGCTGTTCGGCGAGAAGCTCATCATCCACACGGCGCACGAGTTCCCGACGGCGAACGAGTCGTTCCTCCGGTTTGCTGCCCTGTTCGAGAACTGGGATGACCTCGGCAAGCTGGTTGAGCACATCTACTACGCGAACGGCGCCCAAGCCATCCACCTGAAAGGCGGACGGCGCATCCTCTACAAGACCCGGACCGGCGGGGCGGGTCGGGGGTTCGCGAAGGCGGACTTGGTTGTGTACGACGAGGCGCAGCATCTCGTCCGTGAACAGGTAGCGGCATCGGGTCCGACGAAGCTGGCCAACCCGAACGCTCAGACTTGGTACGCCGGGTCGGGGGGGTTGGCCACGTCGGCGGTCGCCTGGAAGATCCGTCGGGAGGCCCTGACCGGCAGCGGCGGGCGGCTGGCCTACACGGAGATGACCGGCGAGACCGTCACGGTTGTTGGCGGTCAGATCGTCACTGTGGCGCCGGACCCGCTCGATCGCGACATGTGGTACCGGACGATCCCGGGTCTTGGCCGATGGGTGACCGAGGAAGGCGTCGAGGACCAGTACGACGAACTCGGCCGTGAAGCGTTCCTACGGGAGATCGCCTGCGTGTGGGACCCGGAACCTGACGCTGGTGGGTCTGTCATCCCGATCGATGCATGGAAGTCCTGCGAGGATGCCTCCTCCAAGTTCCAAGGCCAGCCGGTCGTTGTTGTCGATGTCACCCCGGACCGGGCGAAAGCGTCGATCGCTCGGGCCGGACTTCGCTCGGACGGGCTTCCGCACGCGGAGCTGGTAGCGAACCAGCCGGGCACAGCCTGGATTATTCCGATGCTGAAGGCGGCGACGGTGAAACCCCGCCGGATCTTGGTGGATGCGTCCGGGCCTGCTGGTTCGCTGATCGCTGAAGGCCAGGCGGCCGGGGTGGAGATTGAGGCGGTCTCGACCGCGGATCACGCGAAGGCATGCCAACTGCTCTACGACCTTGTGACCCAAGGCCGGATGCGGCACGGCCCCGACCTGCTGCTTGAGCAGGCGTTGGCGGGCGCGGTGAAACGGGATGTTGGGGATGGGTCCTGGTTGTGGTCCCGGAAGAACTCGCTGGTCGACATCTCCCCGCTGGTCGCGGTGACGATCGCGTTGTGGGCTGCCGCTGAGGGGCCGAAGGCGCCGGCTGGGTTCAAGGATCTTGCCGACTACCTGGACGACGAGGAGTGACCGCATGCTCAACGTCGTTGGAGTGGTTGTCGGGGTGGTTCTGGTAGCAGCGTTCGCGGCGCTCATCTTTCCTCCGGCGGGCCTGTTGGTGCTCGGGGTCGCGTGCGGGGCGGCCGGGTTGTTTGTGGATGACGGCTCGTGAGGCTGGTTGACCGTCTACGGGGCGGCGAGCAGCGGGTGATGGCGAACCCTTGGGGTGAATGGCCCGGGGACCCTGGCGTCTCGACATGGTCGGGTGTCCATGTCACGTCGTCGTCGGCGTTGCAGCTGCTTACCGTCTACGGCTGTAACCGGTTCATTTGCGAGGGAATCTCCACCCTTCCTGTCGACCGGTTCCGTGACGCCGTCGGTGGGGCGGCGCCGATGCCGAACCCTCGATGGTTGGAGGAACCGACCCCCGACCTGGACCGGGTGTCGTGGCTGACACAGATCCTCACGTCGCTACTGCTCGCCGGGAACGCCTATCTCCGGCTCGGATGGAAAGACCTGTCGCTCGACACACTCACCCCGCTCGACCCGACGAAGGTGAGTGTGCAACGGGAACGAGGCCGGAAGGTCTATCTCGTCGCCGGTGAACCAGTCAACGAGTTCGAGATGTTGCACATCCCTGGGGTGATGCAACCCGGCGCCGACGTCGGGATGTCGCCGGTTGAGGCGGCCCGCCAGTCGATCGGGCTCGGGCTCGCCTCGTTGGAGCATGGGTCGCGGTTCTTCGGGCAGGGCGCGAACCAGTCGGGTGTGATCGAGAACCCGGGCGAGCTGACACCGGAGAAGGCGAAGGAGATCGCGAAGTCGTGGGCCCGGAAGCATTCGGGTCTCAAGAACGCCCACCTGCCTGGCGTGCTCGAGGGGGGCGCCCATTGGGTGCCGACCAGTGTCACCAACGAACAAGCCCAGTTCTTGGAGACGCGGGGTTACACGGCGGCGGAGATCGCCGGCCAGATGTTTTTGATTGACCCGTCAGAGTTCGGTTTGCATGCGGGAGCGAATGGCGGCGGGTCGATCACGTACGCCAACTTGGAGCAACGGAACGCCCGGAAGGTGCAGGTCACGTTCCTGCCGTGGCTGGTCCGGCTGGAACGGGCGTTCTCCGGGCTGCTCCCGAAGCCGCAGTACGTGAAGTTCAACGTCGATGCGCTCATCCGAGGCGACACGAAGACCCAAGCCGAAGCGTTCGCTATCGCTACCGGCGGTAAGTCGTGGTTGTTGCCGTCCGAGGTTCGCACCGTGCTCGACCTCGGCCCCATGCCCGGGATCGACGACCAGCCTGCGCCGGCCCCCAAAGGAGCCACATCATGACGATGACCGAACCTTCGGCCGCTCAGCGGGCCGAGCTCGAAGCCACACGCGGGGTCGCAGTCGACACCCGCCGAGACTTCGTCGTCTCCGACCTCGAAGTCCGCGCCCCAGCGGACGGTTCGCCGTACGCCGAGTTCTACGGCCACGCGTCCGTCACCGGGAAGCCCTACGAGATGTATGGCGGCCCCGACAAGGGCGGCTGGAACGAGACCGTCGACAAGGGTGCGTTCAAGAAGACGCTCGCCGACAACCCCGACGTGCCGTTCAAGATCAACCACGAAGGCATGACTCTCGCCAGGACGGTCGCCGGGAACCTTCATCTCCGCGAGGACGCCACCGGCCTTGAAGTCAAGGCGTCGCTCGACACCCGAGTCACGGCGGTGAACGACCTCGTCCTGCTCATGGAGGCCGGGAACATCGACGAGATGTCGTTCGCGTTCCGTATCCGCAAGCAGCGGTGGCTCGACGCGGACGGCGAGGAAGTCCCCTGGTGGGATATGGCCGGGATCGACCGCCACCTGGTAGAACTCGACATCCACAAGGGCGACGTGTCGGTCGTGAACTACGGCGCCAACCCGCACACGACCGGCGCCAGCATCCTCCGCTCACTCGATGACCTCCGCGGCCTCTCCTTGGACGGCTGCGACGACGCTGAGCTACGAGACGCGATCGCCTATCTCGAATCGTTGCTGTCCGCTCCGACGGTCCACCCGGACCTTGTCGCCGCCCAGCAGCGAGCGCTCGCCCGCCATCCCGGGTTGCGCTCCGCCCTTCTGTAACCCCCCGAAGCCGCCGTACGCCGGCCACGCCGGAGCCCACAGAGGCCACCACGAGCCACACGGCACTTCACCACCCAACCTCATCCATTCTCGAAAGGAACCCCTCATGGACATCCGCGAGCACGTCATCGCGCTCAATGAGCGCAAGCTCAACATCAACCGCCAACAGCAGGTCTTCATCGACGACGCCATCGCCCGCCACCCCGGCGAAGGATTCAACGAGGAGGAGAAGACCACGATCGCCCGCATGGACGCCGACATCGACGCCCTCACCGCGGAAGTCGCCACGTTCGTCGCCCGTGAGGAACGCACCCAGGACGACGCGACTCTCCGCGAAGCTCACGCCAACGTGTTCGGCACCGACGAGGTGTTGGCCCAGCAGGAACGCAGCTTCGAGCAGCGGTTCGCCTCCTGGGCCCGCGGTGATGACCAGTCCGCCGAGAAGGACTTCGAAGGCAAGGCCAACACGCTGTCGGTCGATCTTCGGCCCGCCCACCGGATCATGGACTTGCTCCGCAACGGGGCCACCCACGCCGAGGTCCGGGCCCTTCTGTGGGACACCGGTTCGATCGCGTCGGGTGTCCCGGTCACCACCGCGAACACCGTCTACCAGCTGTTGACCGCCGGTATCGCCGCGTTCCGCATGCCGACCACGAAGATCGTGTCCTCCGGCGGCGAGACGATGTACTTCCCGCGAGTCAACGCGCATGGCATCGGCACCCAGGTCATCGCCCAGGGCACCGCGATCGGCGGTACCGACCCGACGTTCCTGCGGATGCAGCTCGACGCCTACAAGTACGGCCAGCTCGTGCAGGTGGCCAGCGAAACCATCGCAGACGAAGGCTTCGATGTCACCGGGTTCGTTGCGTCGAACGTGGCCCGCGCGGTCTCCCAGGTCATCGACGCCGACCTGATCGTCGGCACCGGCTCCGGTGAACCCCAAGGGATGATGACCGCCGTCACCGTCGGCGCTGCAGGCACCGTCGCGACCGGCGGCACGCTGATCACACCCACCTACGAGAACCTGATCGACACCGTCTACTCGGTGAACGACCAGTACCGGGCTTCGCCTGGTGTGGCGTGGCTCACCCGCGACGCCACCGCCGGCATCCTCCGCAAGCTCCGCGACGGGGCGGGCGGTACCGTCGGCCAGCCGCTCTGGCAGATGAGCCCGTGGCAGGGGCTCATCACCGGGGAGCCGGACCGGCTCCTCAACTTCCCGATCTACATCGATGCCAACGTCGCCTCGTGCGCGTCGAACGCCCGCATCATGACGTTCGGCGACTGGAACGCCTACTACACCCGCATGATCGGCGCGTTCGTGTTCGAACGCTCGGACGACTACGCGTTCAACACCGACCTGGTCACGTTCCGCGGCAAGCAGCGCGTCGACGGCGACTTCATCGACCTGACCGCCGTCAACCTGCTCAAGCAGAGCGTCTGACGTCTCTGTAAGTCCCTCCGGCAGGGCAGGACCTCGGATGCTTCGGCGTCCGAGGCCCTGCCGGGGTTGTCCCTTGAACCTACGACCCCTGCCGGGGAGGACTCATGCCAATCAAGAAGGTCCGTCTCGAAGACCTCGAAGCCGAGGTCGAGACGCTCGAAGCGAAGCATCGCATCCTCGAGATCGGCTATCCGAACGACGCTCATGCCGTGATCCGGTTCGAGACGCGCGGGAAGCGGACCGCTCCTGGTGATGTCGAGACGCGCGCGTGAAGGTGCTCGTCCACTCAAACGCCCCGTTCGTCAGCACCGGCTACGGGGTGCAATGCCGCTACCTCGTGGAACGGTTGCATGAAGCCGGCCACGACGTCGCCGTGTCCTCGACCTACGGGCTCCAGGGTGCAGTGATGCCGTGGTCGCGTCGGAACATTCGGGTCTACCCGTGCGGCTACGAAGTCAACGGTAACGACATCGTCCACAACCATGCGATGCACCACTTCGAGGGCGACGAGACAGGCGGATGGATCATCCCGCTGCTCGACATTTGGTGTCTCAACCCGAACCCGCGGTTGAAGGACTTCAACGTCGCACCCTGGACTCCTGTCGACCATTTCCCGGTTCCCCGCGACGTGCTCGGGTTCTTCCACAAGAACCCTGACGCCGTCCCGATCGCGATGAGCCGCTACGGGGAACGGCAACTGGCCGAAGCCGGCCTCGACCCCGTCTACATTCCCCTTGCCGTCGACACGTCCGTCTACAAGCCGACCCCCTCCGTGACGATCAACGGGCAGACCGTCACCGGCCGTGAACTGTTGGGGATGACCGACGGCGGCCCGATCCCCGACGACGCATTCCTCGTCGGCATGGTCGCCATGAACAAAGGATGGGCCCGCGACCGTAAAGGCTTCAACGAAGCCCTCCGAGCGTTCGGCCAGTTCTGGATCAAGCATCAGAACGCCATCCTCTACATGCACTGCGACTGGCCGGGCGGCGCTGAAGGCGTCGAGCTCAAAGAACTCGCCGTCCACGCGTCAGTACCGGAGCATGCGATCCGGTGGGTGGATCAGTACGCCTACCGGACCGGGTTCACGCCGGAGATGATGGCCGCCGCCTACACGGCGTTCGACGTGCTGCTCGCTCCTTCGCACGGCGAAGGGTTCTGCGTCCCGCTGATCGAAGCACAAGCATGCGGAACGCCGGTGATCGCATCGGACTTCTCCGCCCAACCTGAGCTTGTCGGCGCAGGATGGTTGTGCGGCGGGCAGTTGGAATGGGACCCGCCGCAGCATGCGTCGTACCTGTGCCCCTACACGCTCGAAGTGATCCGCTGCCTCGAGGAAGCCTTCCAAGCCGACCGGGCTGGGATGGTCGAGAAGGCGGTCGCGAAAGCTCAGGAGTACGACGCCGACCGGGTGTTCGCCGAGCATTGGGTGCCGTTCCTCGCCACTCTCGACGCCGTCGGCCCTGCACGTCCGACCGTCGACCCGATCCCCTCTGGTCCGGGGGCGGTCGCCGTCGTGGTCCCGGTGATGAAACGGCCACAGAACGTTCGTCCACTCGTCGAGTCACTGGTCGAAACCACGAAAGACGCCAACATCTACTTTGTCTGTGATCCCGACGACGAAGCCGAGATCGCTGCGGTGGCAGAGATGCAGGACGTGTCATCTGCGGTGCATCTCGTCGTGTCGCAGCGAGGTCACACCTACGCTGTGAAGTCGAACGTCGGCTACGAACAGACCGACGAGCCGTGGGTGTTGATCTGTGGTGACGACGTCGAGTTTCATCCCGACTGGCTGGACGCTGCACGGGAGGTGTCCGCTCGTTTCGACGTGGTCGGCACAAACGACTCGCTACCTGGCCGGGTTCGGAACCCGAAGGTGGCGTCCGGCTCCCACGCCGACCACTTCTTCGTTCGCCGTTCCTACATCGACGACGTTGGGGCCTGTCTCGATGGGCCTGGTGTTCTCGCCCCGGAGGCGTACGCCCACTGGTTCACCGACAAGGAGATCATCGAACTAGCGAAGGCGCGCGGGGTGTTCGCCCCGTGTCTCGACTCGATCGTGGAGCACCACCATCCCGCCTACGACGGCCGGGAAGACTTGCGCGAAGCCGACCCGGTGTATGTGCAGGGCCAAGCCTCGGCGCTCGACGATCAAAAAGTGTTCCTGTCCCGTGTCCCGTTGATCCAGATGCAACGCGCATCGAGGGGCAAGCGGTGATCTGGGACACGTTCATGGTGAACCAGGAACTCGACATGCTCGAATGCCGGCTCTACGAGCTGGAGAGCATCCCAAACCTGATCCACGTCGCCGTCGAGGCCGACGTCGACCACCAAGACCATCCGAAGCCCTACCACCTGTCGGAGAACCTGGGCCGCTTCGAGCAGTGGAAAGACCGGCTCGTGGTGGTTCGTGCGACCGGGCTACCCACTTTCGCTGATGACCCCGACCCGTGGGCTCGGGAGCACGCCCAACGAGAGTTCTGTCCCCAAGGCATGGCCGACGCGGCGTTCGATGACGTGGTGCTCCACGGCGACATCGACGAGATCCCGACTGTGGTGGTGACCCGCAACATCGGGCTGCGAGGGTTCGTGAGCTTCACCCAACGCGGCCACTTCTGGTCGTTGCGCTGGGAGTACCCGCAGCCGTGGTTCGGGACCGTCGCCGGGAGAGCACGAGATGTCCGTTCGTTTGGGGCGATGCGAGACACCCGGAACGTGGCTCGCAAGATCCCCAACGCCGGCTGGCATCTCTCCTGGCTCGGTGGCGCCGACGCGGCGTTGACGAAGGTTGGGTCGTTCTGTCACCCCGAGGTACGGGACCGGATCGTCGACGGACTCGAAGCGGACCGGTTCCTACGAGACGGCGTGCACGTCGACGGCCAGGTGATGGCCCGCTGCGAGATCGACAGCACGTTCCCACGGTGGATTCGGGACGGCCACTGCCCGGAATCGTGGCTGGTGTGAGCGCCGTCTTCCAGGAGGAATGGTTCGGGGAGGCTTCTCAGCGGGCGCTTGCTGACCTGTACGGCAAGGTTGCTGACCTTGACGGTGTCGTGGTCGAGGTGGGGTGTTGGGAAGGGCGTTCCACGATCGCTCTCGCCCGAGCCTGTGCACCGGAGATGGTTCGTGCGGTGGACACATGGTTGGGTTCGCCTGGCGAGGTCAGCGCCGAGCTGGCAGCCGAACGGGACGTGCTGGAAACCTTCTTGGCGAACACCGCCGGGATGAACATCGACGCCTACCTGATGGGCTGGCAGGAGTATTTCGCCGATCATCACGACCCGATCAAGTTCCTCCACATCGACGCGGAACACACCTACGAGCAGGTGGCCGGCAACATCGACGCCGCCCTGCCGTTCATGGTGCCCGGGTCGATCATGTGCGGTGATGATGTTCATCATCTGCCGGTGCAGCTTGCGGTGATTGAACGGTTCCCTGACGCGCAGGTGTCGGCGACGTTGTGGTGGGCCCAGGTGTGACGCTCGCCGAGCGGTACTCCGAAGTGGCGAACACCCCGTCTGACATTGTTGGCCATCTGCCGATGTTTGTGCAGATGGTGGCCCGGCTCGAAGCGAAACATGTGATCGAGCTCGGCACCCGTAGCGGGGTGTCGACGGTCGCCTGGTTGTACGCCCTTGAGCAGACCGGCGGGCATCTCACCTCGATCGATCTGGACCCCCGCCCGGACATCGGCGAGTGGGAGCATTGGACGTTCATCCAGGGTGATGACCTGGACGCGAGGATCGTGGGCGGGTTGGCGCAGGCCGACATCGTGTTCATCGACACCTCGCATCTGTTCGAGCACACCCGCGCGGAGCTGGGCGTGTACCGGTGGCTGGTCAGGCGGGGCGGGCTGATCGTCTGCCATGACACGCAGTTGGAACGCCCCGAAGGAGCGCCGGCACGACCTCGGTTTCCGGTGCGGACCGCGATCGAAGAGTTCTGCGCCGAAGAAGGTTTCCGCTGGACCGAGCACCCCGGCTCATGGGGTCTCGGAGTAATCGAACTCTGACCCACAAAGGGATGGTCGCTGATGGTTACTGATGCTGCCGCGCGTCGCGGCGAGGTCCATCCGTCGGGCCTGTGGGTCCCGAAGCAGGTCAACGTCACCAAGCTCCGCCCTCGGGTGAGGACAGTGACGCTGCCGGACGGACAGCGGGCGAAGGCCACGTATGAGCCGACCAGCGGAGACGGGAAGTCGGCGGTCATCCACATCGAACGCGCCGAAGGCATCGACGCGGTTGTACGTCCGAAGCAGGTTCTTCTCAGGGTTAGGAGCGGCGCATGAGCCAGATCGATGAGGTACGGGCTCGACACGAGCTCGAACTCCAGAACGCCGGGCTGGAGGATGAACTGGCCGCCCTCAAGGCGTCCGGGGACGACCCGACCCGGTTCCGTGAGGTGAAGAACGAGTTGCGGGAGCTGCGCCGGTACTGGCGTGAGATCCGAGCCGCCGTCGGCGCACCGCCCGGCGACGGCGACGCCGCCGTGAGCCCCGCCACGATCGAGGCCGCCGCCTCGGTGCAGGAGGTCTGACATGTCCATCACCGCTTCGGGCCTGTATGGGCTCACCCTCGAGAAGTTCTTCATCGACACCCTCGGTGACTCGTTGGAAGCCGAGGACAACAAGGTGGCCATGGTCACCGACTCCTACACCCCGAACTTCGACACCCACGATTTCTTCGCCGATCTCACCAACGAGGTGTCGGGTACCGGCTACACGGCCGGCGGGAAGGCGTACACGACCACGGAACTCACCCTTTCCTCGGGTGTGCTCACCTACGACGCGGCGGATGTGTCGTGGACCTCGTCGACGATCACGAGCGCGATGGCTGCCGTGCTGTACCGGGACACCGGTGCGGGTGCGACCGACGAGTTGTATCTGCTCTCCGACTTCGTGACGGCAGCGTCGACCACGAACGGCACGTTCGCCATCCAATGGCACGCGTCGGGGATCTTCACTCTCGACTACACGCCGTAGCCGATGGCGACCGGGTATGTCGTTCTTCCGATCCCGGGCGGGTTCGCCCCGGACAGCTCGGGGTCGGGGAACAACGCTGCGGCACCGGAGAAGATCATTTCGTCGGGGTCGCAGACGACGAACTCGCCGAAGGCCAGCTACGTCGGCTTGTTGTTCGACCCGACCACGGACGAGCACTGGATGTGGCGCTTCACGCTGCCCGGCGACTACGCCTCAGGCGGCACGCTCCGGCTCACGTTCTCGAACAAGGGGACCTCGGCGAACGGGGTGACCTGGAAGGGCGCAACCGCCTGCGCTGTGGTGGGCACCACTGACGTTGACGCCATCGTGTTCGACACCGTTGTCACCGCCAACGCCACCCCGTCGACGACGACGGGAATCACCACCCAGGCGACGCTGACTCTCACCATGACGAACGCGGCCGCGAACCGGCCGATCATCATCATGGTCGGCCGTGACCCCGACAACGCGTCGGACACGAACGCGTCGGACATGCGCCTCGAGGACGTCACCTTCGAGTACACGCTGGCCTGATATGGCGCTCGACTTCGATGGTGTTGATGATGTTGTTGGTCCTGGCACCATCACCTCACTCGGGACCACGCCCGTCGACTACACGTTCGGCGCTTGGATCAACCCTGACTCGGCGGGCGAAAACAGCCTCGGTCAGATCATCACCGTCGACCCGGCGGGCGGCGACGGCTTCTACCTGGCGACGGGTGCCGGCATGACCATCGAGACGTTCTGCACCAACGCCACCACGGACGCCGACACGAAGACGTCGACCACGGTGCCTACGGGGGCGTGGACGTTGGTGATTGCCACACACCGCACCTCGGATCGGAATCTGCGCGTCTTCATTGGCGACCGGGACTCGGCGGTTGCTGAAGTCAGCTACAGCACGCAGGTAGCTGGCGCCGGGAACTTCATCTCGGCGGTCAACGCCCGAATCGGCAACTACGCTTCAGGCGCCTACACGTTCGACGGGCGGATCGGGTCAGCGTTCCTCATCGGCCGGGAGCTGGCCATCTGGGAGATGGAGCAGTTCCGCCTCGGGGACTGGACCGCTCTCTACAACACGACTGAGGTTCCCCGGTTCTTCCAACCGTTGGAGACCACTACCGCTGTCGACGTCGCCCGCGGCATCAGTTTCGCTGTTACCGGTGCGGTCATCGCCGAGAACCCGCCTGTTGGGTCAGGGTGGGCGCCTGCTGGGGCGGTACGAGCCCTCAAGAAGGTCTCGTCTGGCTCGGCGACCGCTACCCCCGGGGTTATCGCCGTCACGAGCACCATCCCGGCGGCAGCTCGCTCCGCTGGCTCCACGCCAACCCCGGCTGTCCTCGCTGCCACCGTCGCCCTTCCGGCAGCTTCCCTGGCCGCCGGGAGCACTTCAACACCCGCAGTAGTCGCGGCGGTTACGACGCTTCCCGCAGCCGTCTTGGCCGCATCGAGCACCACCACCCCCGCCGTTC